AGACCAGTGTGACCCCGCAGCCTGTTGACCATCTTGGAGCAGAGCTACGAGACTCAAATGGAAATGACATAGGCACCAACCAAGGGGTTCCTTTCGAGCTAATCGAAACAGGCGGGCCGGGGTCAAAGACAGGCAGTATCTTTCTCGTATGGGATGTAACGGGAACCAACGAGGCCTTTGAGTTGCAACTCGTAATCGAACCGTTGGTGACATGATGGGAGCCGCATCCAAGAAGGTTCATATCTGGGTGAGGATGGTGGTTCCCGACACCAGGGATCCTGTAGGGCCTCCTATAGAAAACTACCAGCCGCTGGAGATACCGAACGTGCCTGTGCGCGGAAGACTGGTAAGGCTTCGTATGCAGGCCGCTGGGGCCGGAAATAACCTGGACTGGTATTTAGCTGACACGCCTTTTTCGGTGAACGAGGTCTCTCCTTCGGGAGGTGTAATGAGTATCATTACTCAGGAGCCAACACCTGTCTCGACCAGGGGGCTCGATATGATCGGTGACCACATGAAGGGTGCCAATGGGGCTACAGTATCCACATCAGGTATTCCCTTTCATCTTACAGAGACAGGCCCTCCAGGCTCCGGTGTGGGTAGCCTGTTCCTTTCCTTTCAACTGACTGTCCGCGACGAAGACCTGAATCTTGTACTCGTAATCGAACCATTGGTGACATAATGAAAAAGTTCCTATCACGAAAACTGTTATTGACTGTCGCAGCCATCGGCCTTGTGACCACCTCAACGCTGCTAGGCCTGCCCTTAGACGAGCAGGCTCTCAAGGCTATCACCACCATGGTGCTGGGTCTTGTCGGTGCTCAAGGTCTCGTTGACTTCGGAGAGGCCTGGACAACAGGCTCTGCTCTCGCGGAGGCCCTAAGCGAAGACGACACCGACTCTTCGGTATCTTCCCGATGAGCCTTCCTGAAGACATCCAGAAAGAGGTCGGAGCGATAGCGGTAGACGCTGTCGAGGAGTTCGTGGAGAAGGAAGGCATCGAGCCAGAGCGAGGCCTTGAGATGCTGGCTGACGCTATCGACGCTCTGCTGCCTCTAGGAGCCCTCGTAGGGGGTCCGCTAGGGCGAAGCCTGGAGCGAGGCGATGGGCCTGCCATAGAGGCCTTTCTGCGCGCTCTAGCCCCTATCCTTAAGCCTGACCCAGACCGTATACTAGAACGCGCTGAGAGGGCGCAGAAGAAAGGCAACAAGCGCAGAGCCGCTAGACTACGCAAGAAGGCGAAGCGCGTAAGTAAACGCCAGGAGGAGAAGGAAAGTGGCGACAGTTAAGCTAGAAAAAGCTGAGAAGCAACTCACTCCAAAGGAGATGAGTGAGCGCAGAACAGAGGCTTCCCGCTCCGCCATACTCAAGGAAGCCGAGTCCGATCAGCAGGCGCGGTTAGAAGAAACAGCCGCTGATCATTGGAAGGAAGCAGCAACAGATTTTGCAGAGTTCGTTGGCGGTCCCCTCGTCCTGGCAGCAGCAGCAGGCACCGCCATCCCTACGGCACCCGTGGGAGATGCCATAGGAAACCAATCAATGGCGGCTCACGAACTAGCCAACACCGAGAGGCTTCAAAGCTCAGATGCGCGGAGGAAAGGCGGTAAGACTAAAAGTTATAATGCCTTGCGGCGAAGTACACAGAAGGCGCAAGCAGGATTAGAAGCAGTTGATAAGGTTAAAGGTGCTTTTTCTCAAAGTTCCAAAGAAGGTATTTCAGCACAGACCTTTCACCGCATAGAAGGAATCGGTGACGAACTTGAGAAGGTCATAAGAAGCAATGAGGAACCTCTATCCCAGAAAAAGAAGTTGTATTCGTTGAGGAAGGCTGCTGATTCGCTTTCTAAGAGCGAGAGAAAGGCTCTCTACGAAAGAACAGTGCGGCAGTTCCTGCGGCTAGGGGAGAAGGGCGCATCATCGGTAGGCTGGGCAGGCAAACGAGCACTAGCCCTACCCATGCTCACCCTCGACTTCATCTTACGGACGGGCCCGAAGCAGCTTCTAAAGAACAGTGACGCTGAAACGATGCTGACGTACTCAGCCTTAAAATACAAAAAGCCACTCCAGAGGAGTTGGGTTCCAGGCGATGACATATTCAAGGCGTTGCAGCAAGACCTTGAGATGACGGAGAGGCTGCGTAAAAGTGGAGTGATTTCGGCAGCGTTCTATAATGAAGTTGTGAACGGAAAATGAAGCAGGAGGCAAGTGATGGCTAAAAAGAACTGGATCAAAGGGGCAATCAAGAAGCCTGGTGCTCTGCGCGAGGAGTTGGGCGTCAAGAAGGGCGAGAAGATCCCGAAGAGAAAGCTTGAGAAAGCAGCCAAGGCCAAAGGAAAGCTAGGCGAACGCGCACGACTTGCCGAGACCCTTGCAGGTCTGCGGAAGGGTGCTGCGAAAAGAGCCTTGAAGGCCTAGAGCGATGCCACTAAAGGAAGGCAGCAGTGCCTCAGTCATCGCCTACAACATCAAGAAGCTAATCGCTGAAGGGTACAAGAGGGCGCAAGCTGTGGCCATAGCCTACAGAAAAGCTGGTAAGATAAAAGGGAAGAAAGATATCAAGAGGAAGAAGTAATGGGCAAAGTCCAACTAGAAAAAGCGACAACGCAACTCTCTCCCGAAGGGATGAAAAGGAGAAGAGAAGAGGTCGCTCGTAACGTGCTCATGACTTCAGAGGCCCAGGACTTTAACAAGCGGGAGGACGAGGACATAGAGATACGTGAAGAGCAGCTAAAGATTCCTCGAAGACCGCACAATCGCTCCGAGCATTTTAGAGAGGTGACAAAACCATCTCACCTCAGACAAGACGTAGCGAGGGGAGCCCTCCCGCAGGAGCAGGCAGGTAGTAGCCAACGCTGGAGTGTGCCCGATGAGTTTCCAAGAGATGAGTTCGCCTCCCTTACTCACTTGAATGAAACCCTCACACAAGACCTTGGGACTAACGCAGAACGACGATCACCAGGGTTGCCGATCCCCCAGGATCCTAAAGCGTGGGGGATCCTTCCAGACTCGGAGGTTACTCGAATACGTCCTAAATACCCCTGGTACTTCAGGTATTTCAAAGAGACAGGTCTCTCGGATGAGGAAATAATCAAAGAGGTTACGTCAATGCTTGAGGAGAAAGAACCCAGTGTGGGGGGAAGTTACCGAGCGATGGACGCCCCCATAGGTCGCGCCACCAGTATAAGAGAAGTGAAGGACGCCTTACAGGGCATAGCTGACTCAAAAGGAAAGAAGTAATGGCAGACGGTTCAGGCGCAAAGCCCATAGGTAAAAAGTGGGGAGAAGGAAAAGCAGCGAAGGTCCTAGAGGCGTTAAGCCCGAAGGCCGGGGCGTCCGACACCTGGGTGGAGACCCTGCCTATGATGCCATCCAAGCCAGAAGGAGCAGTGGCCAGGGAGATCCGCGTGAAGCGCAAAGAGGGCGAGAACATGGGCGATTACCGCAGAAGGGTGTCGCGAATGGCTCTGGATGGGGAAGAAGGTATGACGGAATCCATCCAAAAGTTAGAGAAGAAGGAATACCAGCGACCGGAACTCCCCAAGGGCATAGACGATCTTAAGCCGCTGCCTCCAGCGAGACCCCCGGTTCGCCGCAAGGACAAGGGGACTGACAAGGTAGGAAAGCTAGAAGCCTCCATCGAACATGCCGCCAAGAAGAACAAGTGGGAGCCGCAGACAAGTGATGCGGTATCGGAGGCGGCCAGTTCGCTGGCCAACGAAATGGAAGGCATATTCGTTGACAGTCTCAAGCTAGTGGAGACATCCGAAGAACACGACGGAGGAGTTCCTGACCGTATCTACTTCGTGGATGAAGACGGCTACGAGTGGGAGTCAGTCCGAGAGGAAGATGGCTGGGACCACCATCCCGTGCAGGAAGAGATTGTCGAGACTCCTCCCACGATGCCCATGTGGGAAATGGAGCCTCTGCGGAAGGTGGATGCGTTGGCGGCACCCTTCCACGCTTACTGGGACAAGGCAGAACTGGAGGAAGATTGAAACTCACACCCGACTTCTCCCTGGCTGAGTTCAGGGTGACAAGCCAGAAGATTGAGAACAATGTACCGCAGGACTACATCCCACGCCTGAAGTGCCTGTGCTCTGCCATCCTGCAACCACTGCGCGATAAGCTAGGTTCTCTGGAGATTACCAGTGGGTTCAGGTCCGAGCGTGTCAATGAACTGGTGGGGGGAAGCCCTAGCAGTCAGCACGTTCAAGCGGAAGCCGCTGACATAAAGCCTCGCAAGGCGTCCCCTGACGAGACCTGGTTGGAGTTATTAAGAATGGGAGAGGCTGGGTTTCCTATCGACCAGGCCATATATTACCTTGAGACCACCGGGCATATCCATGTCTCGCACACGACTCGAAAGAAAAATCGCAACCAGTTCATGGCGAAAACCAAGGACGGCAAATACATTAAGTGGAAAGAGTACGACGATGTCCGAAGCTGAGAAAGACTTGTACCTCCGAATCGGAAAGCTTGAAGACGGGATCTCCGACATCAAGGTGGACGGGGCGAGAACTTATAAGGACCTGATCAACCACCACGAGATGGACAAGATCAACTCGGCCTACGTGAAGGAGGCCCTTGAGGAACTCCGAGAAGCAGCCAAGGATCCCCATGCAGACAAAGGAACTTTCGGACGATGGCTTGCAGCAGTGTTAACTCCGCAGACGATAGCCATTATCTTAGCCATCCTAGCAGCAGTTGTTGGTGCGCAACTCTGAGGAGACCCCCGATGCCCGACAACAAATGGCAGGAATATCTTTTTGACGAGTTCAAGTACCTGCGAAAGAAGAGCGAAGAACGCGCCATCGACGCAGCCGGGGTCAAGCAAAAGCTGGCCGAGGTAGAGTCTCGGTGTGAGTCCATTGAAACAAACCTGGCAAAGATGACCCAGATCCTATGGCTGTGTGTGATAGCAGGCGCAGGCTCAGGGCCTCTGGTGTCCTTCCTTACCAAGTAGGTGCCCGATGCCCAAAGATGCACAAGGCAACTGGTACAAGCCGAAAGGTAAGGAAAAGCGGAGGATCGGGCGCTACGATTACGCAGGCCAAGGAGGCCTGAGCAGGAGTGAGTTCGAGTCCCTGTCCTACAAAGAACGAAAGAGACTGACCAAGCTGGAGGAGCGCGGTAAGCCTGAAAAGG